TCCTCGACGTACAGCCGGCGGATCTGGAAATTATCGAGCGCGTCGAAGGCGCGGCGCAATTCCGCGAGCAAGTCGGCGGTTTCCTCGCGGACCTCGGCCACGAACCGGCAACTCTCACCGCGGCTCGCCCCCTCGGCCCTCACGCGGTCGAATTGCCAGTGATTCAACTCAACGCGCGCAATCTGCGCGACATGATCGCCGACGCCTGGGCGGCGTATTTCCTGCTCTCGTGCAGAATTCCCGAAGCCGCGCACCTGTACCAGCGAAACGGCGAACTCGTGCGCCTCGTGACGAACCCCGACAATGGCGCGCCGTTCGTCAAAGCGGTCGGCGAGGCCGAACTGTTCAACCTCATGGGAACGTGGGCGACGTGGGCGAAAATCACCGACACCGCAATCATCAATGGTTTTCCCCCTGTTTCGGTTGCCAAGGCCATGCTCGCCATCCCGCACCCCGACCTGCTGCGCGTCGAGGAAATTGTGACGGTCCCATTTTTCGACGAAAACCTCGACCTCGTTGCCGCGCCAGGACATCACGCGGCCTCGCGCGTGTTTTTGCACGGCGACGACGGCGCCCTGCCGGAAATTCTGGAAGTCCCGACTGCGGATGACGTCGCCGCGGCCGTTTCGCTGCTGGTCGATGACCTCTTTATCGACTTCCCTTTCGTGTCCCAGGCCGACCGTTGCCATGCGGTCGCCACGTTCCTGTTGCCCTTTGTGCGGCGCGCCATCGACGGCCCGACCCCGATTCACTTGCTCGAAGCGCCCGCGCCCGGTTCGGGCAAGTCGCTGCTCGCCGACCTCGTGCAGCTTGTTTTCTCCGGCATCGCCTCGGCGACCACGACCGGCCGCGACGAAGAAGAAACCCGCAAGAAAATCACGTCGCTGCTCGAACGCGGCGAGCGCATCATCGTCATCGACAACGTGCGCGCCGGCATCGACTCGGCGCAAATCGCGTCGGCCCTGACTTCGACCGTGTGGACCGATCGCGCCCTTGGCTCGAATCGCATGATCGCGGCCCCAAACCGCGCCGTGTGGATTTTCACCGGCAACAATCCCGACCTCAGCCTTGAACTCGCGCGGCGGTCAATCCGAATCCGCATCGACGCGGAAACTGACCGCCCGTTCGAGCGCGTGGGATTCAAACACGACCCGATCAGAGAATGGGCTACAGAAAATCGGCGCGCTTTGATCTCGGCCGCGCTGACTCTCGTGCAGAATTGGAAGGCGTGTGGTTGCGTACCTGAAACCAAGAAGCGCCTCGGCTCGTTTGAGGCGTGGTCGGCCCTCGTCGGCGGCATCCTCGCCGCGGGCGGCGTCCCTGGCTTTCTCGAAAATCAGAGCGACCTCTACGACACAAGCGACTCCAAAACGGCCGACTGGAAAGCCTTTGTCGAACTATGGGGCGAAAAACTTGGCGCGGCGACATATTCTTCGGTTGATTTGGTAGATTTTGCCGTCGAGAATGACATGCTCGCTGAGTTATTAGGCGACGATTCGCGCCGCGTTCAATCAATTCGCATGGGTAAACAGCTTCGGCGGGTCCGTGACACCACTATCCGCAAATGGAAGATCGTTTCGCGCCGGGACCATCACGCAAAAGCGCAACTCTGGAAACTAGAGCCTGTTCACCTTCAAATCCTGCCGCCGCTTGCGGGTAGTGCGGGGAGTGGCGGAAAAGTCGAAACGGCACTACCCGCCGATCAACTACTTGAAAATAAAGCGTTTGCGGATAGTGCGGGTAGTGATTCTCTTATACTCACACACGAGAAAAAAACTGATGCTTTGTTAAATGCCATAGACGAGCCGCGGGGAGCACTACCCGCAACTCCCCGCACTATCCGCAGCCAAAAATTCGACGAAAACAGCGCCGATCAACAAATGAAAATCGACCTCGCAAAACTCGATTAGTTATTAGAAGGAGCACGAAATGACCAGAAATCCGCATACGCCGTCAAAGCCTTTCAACCCCTGGCCCTGGCCTGTCTGCATCGCCTGTTACCTCGCCGGCGCGGCATCAATCCTCGGCTTTTTGTTCTGGCTGGCGAAACCATGACGCAGCCGGCCGTCGAACCGTTTTTCAACGCCTCGCAATTTCTTTATGTTTCGACCTCGCTCGATCACATCTTGCTCGACGACGACAGCACCCAGGACCATGTTGACCCCACGACCAAAAAAATCTACCGCCGCCTCGACCCCGCTTTCTACTCGTGGATTCGCGCCAGTATGGAAAAACTGAAAACCAAAAAAGACCGCCTCGACCCGGCTTGGATCGACCTCAAGGCGCGGTTCGCCATCCTGCACACCTGGGCCGTCGATCACTACGGAATGCAAGCCCTCGTCGATCAGGTCAACAAGAACAACACGGCGCAATACTCGCCGCCGCGCCCCAAAATGCCGGACGACCTCACTGACGACGCCGTTGCCGGCTTGTGTGCCCTGCTCTCGTCTCACCCTGACGGCGTTTGCGAGATCGAAGTGAAGTGCAGCGCCGGCCGCTTCACGCTCGTCGTGGCGTACTCTGAACCCAAACGCACAGACCGCCTCGAAATTTCCCTGCACGACTTCTCGTACATGGTCGAAATCAAACGCCTGTTCCCCGCGGCGCACTTCGACCTCTTTGACCAGCAGAAAGCAGCAACAGCCACGGCCGCGAAATCAGCACAACGTCGCTTTCGCTCGACGAGGAAACCATGATTCACCGCAAGCAAACGCCTGTTTCCCTGCTCATCACCGGATATTTGATTTACCATCGCCACGGTATGCGGCCCTGCATCACAGACAAGGCGCTCGACGTGCTGATGACCGGGATTGTCGCACGAGGCGGTTACAACGTCGGTGAAAAACAAGCAGACATAAAAGCGTTCTGGTCCGCGGTCGGCCTCGCTTTCTGGCGCGCGGATAAAGAGCGAAGCATCCTCATTCACTACGCCGCCTATTGCATCGGCGGACGGCAAATAAAATACGTTCGCAAGCAGCTTCACCTTCGTCATCGCGCCGCCTGGGACTGGATTGATCGCATCGAGTGGAAAATTCAGGGCGAACTCGACCGGCTCGGCATCGAAACCGCGAAAAATGAACATTTTGCCCCGAACCTCTTGCATGACCTCGCCGGCGCGCCAGCTTCGGCACTCGACTAACCATGCCAAAACGCAAGCGTTTTTATTTATTTTACGGATTTCCGTAATTTCGCTTGACTTCGGAACTTTGTTTTCCCTAGAATCCTTACGCTACCGATCAGTACGGGAACCAAGAAAACGCCAGTTGTTGCAGCCGGGAATCTTCCCGGCTTTTTCTTTATGGAGCGCATTCATGGCGAACCTTGCGGGCCAACAGACGAAAAAACGCGCCTCGTGCATGAACTCGACCGACCGTTCCATTATTTTGTTCGTTCGCTCGCTCATCAGATCGCATTTCCCGGCCCGCGATGACCCGTCGCAAAAACGTTTCCTCGACATGATCGCGGAAATTGAAAATACCATCATCGCCAAAATCCGCACCGCGGAATCGAAAGGCTGACCACAATGAACCCTGCAATCCAAGCCATCGCCGGAAAATTGCTTTCTCGTAAACTGCTCGGCATGAGCGGCGGCATCGGCGGCCTCGTCGCCATTGCCCTAGCTGTCGGCGCGGGCACGATTGCCCTGCCTGTCGGCCTCGCTTTTGGCGGGATTGTCGCGGCCCTTACCGCAACGCAGATCATCACGCAGTACAAAATCGACATGGCGCAGATCGTCGCGGACGCGAAAGCAAAAGGCATCCCGATCGTGCCGCCTACCATCGGCCAAATCATCAAAGAAATTACGGCCCCCACGGTTGAAATTCCTGCGCCGGCGCATAGCGCGCCCTCTGACGCTGCGGCTGGCGCGGGAATCCCTGCCGCGCCGAAAAAAGTTGACCCCTACAACCCTGGCCCTGACAACGAAGGCTAAAATCGAATTTCCAAAATGACCGAAAAAAAATCCCGCAAGCCTCTGAAAGCCACGGCTGAGGAAACAAAAAAAAAAGAGCGCGGCACGACGGGCGCGACCTCGCCAGCTTGGAAACCGCTGGATTACGCGAAGATCGAACAGGCGGGTTATGAGGGGCTTTCGGTGCCTTACGGCGTGGCGCGGCGGTTGCAAGTCGATTACGACACGGCGCGGCGGCATTTTGACGCCGACCCTTTGTGTTGGGAATCGTATCAGGCGGGACAGGCGCTTTTTCAGGACCGGCTAGAGCAGTTAGGGCGCGGCAACGCGGTCGGCGACAAGGCCATGCCGGCGCTGAAACCCGGTCAAGCGACGATGTTGATTTTCGCGCTCAAGTGCAAGGTGAATTGGACCGAGATACAGCGCGTCGAGCACACGGTTGACGTGACTGCAAAGGCGCGGGAACTCGCGGATAAATTCGGCATCAGCATCGACGAGGCGGAACGGCGGCTTGCCGACAAGCTGGCAACGGTGAAGGTGAAAAAATAACGCGCGGAAGGGCGGCGGACGCATTGACCAGCATTGACTACAAGAAGCTGGCGCAGACCGCCAAACGGCACGCGAAAATGTTGCCCCCTGTCAACGCTGGCGGGCCTACGGCGCTTGACCTCGCCGCGGCGCAAGTCGCCCTAGAAATTGAGCTTGAACGCGACCGGGCCGCTGGCGTCGGCGTCGAAAGCTGGCGCAACGGCATCGCGTCGTTTGCGCAACATCTGAGCCGCGGCGCGTGGCAACCCTATCGGCATTGTGTTCATGCCGCGACGGTCATCGAGCGCGAGCTTGCCAAGGGCGCGGCGCGCGTCATCGTGAACATGCCGCCGCGATACGGCAAGAGCCAACTGTTCTCTTACTGGTTGCCGGCGTGGCTGCTGGATCGCAACCCTGACACGCGCGTTTTGGCGTGCAGCTATTCGGCCGACCTCGCGGTTGATTGGGCGTGGAAGGTTCGGAATCTCGCTGAGGAATGCGCCGAGTTGAATTTCGCGGTCGCGCACGGCAAGGGCGACAAAGCATATTGGGGAACGGCCGACCGTTCGGGCAAGACGCGGACGGGCGGCATCAAAGCGGCCGGCGTCAACGGTTCAATAACAGGCTTCGGCGGCAACGTTCTCATCCTCGACGACCCGGTAAAGAATTGGGCCGAAGCGCACAGCCCTGCTTTCGACGGCGCTTTCGACGGCTGGTGGGGTTCGACGTTTTTCTCGCGGCTCGAACCGGGCGGCTCAATCGTGATCGTGATGACGCGATGGACAGACCACGACCCGACCGCGAAGCTAATCAAGTCCATGCCTGGGAAATGGACGGTAATACGGCTTCCTGAACTTGCCGAGGACCACGACCCGTTAGGGCGCGCAATCGGCGAGGCGCTTTGTCCTGAACGTTACCCGTTGACCGAAGTGCTCGAAAAGAAAGAGACGGTTGGCCCCTACGTTTGGGCTGGTATGCACCAGCAGCGCCCTGCGCCGATTGGCGGCAACATCGTCAAGCGGGACCAATTTCAATACTACACGGAACAGCCGGCGCTCTCGCAGTTTGAAAAGACCTCGCAGTATTGGGATTTCAACGTCAAAGAGACCGTCCGCGGTTCCTACGTTTGCGGCCAAGTATGGGGCCGACGCGGCGCGGAATACTGGCTGCTCGACCAAGTACGCGGCCGATGGGGTTATCCAGAAGCACGCGAGGCGGTGCGCTCGCTGTCGTCGAAGTGGCCCGCCGTGATTCAAAAGATGGTCGAGGCGAAGGCGAACGGCCCTGCGGTCATGGCCGACTTGCAATCGACGATTGACGGCTTCATGCCCTTCGAGCCTTACGGCGACAAGGTGCAGCGGTTCATCGGCGTGTCGCCGCTGATTACGGCGCACAACGTTTTCATTCCTGACCCGACCATCGCCCGATGGGTTCACGACTACGTTGACGAGACAACGACGTTCCCGAACTCGACCAACAACGACCAAGTGGACACTACGAGCATGGCCTTGGCCGATCTCCGCGACTTCAATTTCAAAATCCTCATCGGCAGACCGGATCGAGATAACTGACAATGTGGCCTTTCTCGACGAAAGCAAAGACGCCGGCCCGCGGCAACGCGGCAAGCGCGACGGATCGCTTGCCTAATTTCGTCGCGGATATTGCGCCTACGATCGTGCCGGTTTGGCTGGCGAACAAAGCCAAGTACAACGCCTGGAAGATCGACCGCGCCGTTCGTGACGGCATGGTGGCGACGACCTGGGTGTATGTCTGCGTAACGCGCCTGATGGACGCCGTGGCGTGCGTGCCTTGGAAAGCGAAGCGTCTGACTTCGCCGGGAGTGTACGAGCAGCGGGACGACGACCCCCTCGGCGCGCTGATCGCGCGGCCGAACGCCTTTTTCTCGTGGGGTCAACTGGCGAAAATCTGGACCGCGCACATGAACCTGGGCGGCAACGCGGTTTTCAAGATGGTCATGGTCAACGGCCAATGCGCCGAAATTTGGCCTTTGTTTCCCGATTGCGTGCTGATCTGGCCGGATACGCAAGAGTACATTCAAAAATACCAGTACAATTTGAACGGCGTGCTGACCGACATGCCGACCGACGAAATAATCCACGATATGTTTCCGAACCCGGCCGACACGTTTTGGGGTTTGGGGCCATTGCAAGCGGCGGCGAAAATCGTGGACACGGACGCCGAGGCGGTCGATTTCAACAAGATCGCTCTGCAAAATTTCGGCGTACCTGACGCCATCGTGTCGTTCAAGCATCCGCTCAACCAAGTGCAATTTGACGACGCGCGGGCCGCCATCAAAAAGTCGTTTCAGGGGCAAGAAAACGCCCACATGCCGGTCATCATGGGGAACGACGCCGTTTGGCAGCAGATTACGCAAACGATGAAAGAATTGGATTTTATCGCCTCGCGCCGAATGACCGCGGTTGAAATTTGCGGCGCGTTCAAAGTGCCGCCCCCGGTCGCGGGCCTGTACGAGTCGGCGGCGCTCAAGGTCGAAACCGCGCGCATGATTTTCTGGCTAGACACGGTTATCCCCTTTCTCGAAGGGATGAAAAGCGTCCTGAATCGCTCGCTCGCGCCGAAATTCGGCCCTGACGCCTATCTCGATTATGACGTGTCGGGCGTCGAGGCTTTGGCCGCGGTGTTTTCCGCGAAAGTCGATACGGGTTTCAAGCTCTGGTCGATGGGCGTGCCGTTCAACACGGTCAACCACCAGCTAGGGTTAGGTTTCGACGAAATAGAGGGCGGCGACATTGGTTGGCTGTCCTCCACGTTGACGCCGGCCGAGGCGAACGCAGGGCCAACGCCTTCTGTGGCGGGCGGCAAGCCTGACGAGCAGCCGGCCGCGCCACCAAAGGGCGGCGGCGGCTGATGTGCGGCCACTGTGAGGCCAACGCCGCGCTGAACTGCACGAAGGACGGCGACGGTTACAAGCCTCGCCGGCCCCCGATTGGCAGCGACCCCTACGGCGCGACGAAACCAAGCGCCATACCGCGCCCTGGGCCTCGTGGGCGCGAGATCGTGCCGAAGCCTGGGCTGCCGGCTGAATACCCCAGGTATTTGAAGCCTATCCCGGTGAACGACCGGGACATAGAGGCGAAGCTGCAAAGCTACGTCAAGGCTCATACCGGGGAGATCGAGCGGTGGCTGTATTCGACGTGGGAAGCGGACGCCGAGGCGATCAAGTATCAGGAAATCAGCAACGCAATCCGCGACGGCGAATTGCCGAAAGGATGGGTCGAACGCTGGCAGCAGAGTTACGCGCGTTTCATCAACGACAAGCTCGCGCCGGATTGGGTCGCGTCGATGGCGGCGGGCGGCGGCTACATGGCCGACCAGCTTGCAAAGAAATTCGGCATCAACGCGCTGTTTCCCGACTCGGCGCAACGGCTGAACGACTGGATCAAGCACCGGGCGGCGGAACTGGCGGTCAATTTCAGCGACCAGCAGACCTTGGCCGTGCGGGCGCTGATCCGGCATTTGGGCGTCGATGAGGGCATGGGACCAACCGCGCTCGCGCGCTACCTGCGGCCAGTGATCGGCCTGACGTTCAAAGAAGAAGCGGCCGTTATGAAATACCGGCAGGCGCAGCTTGCGCTTGGTCGGCCGGAAAAGGCGGTTGAGCATCTTGTCGGCAATTATTCGGGGTTCCTGCATCGGCGGCGTGCGGAGCGCATTGCGCAAACCGAGCTTTCGTTTGCGTACAACAACGGCGCGCTCGAAGAAATGCGCCACGTCCGCGACAAGGGAATAATCCGCGACCCGATTGTGAAGAAATGGCTCACGGCAGGGACCGAACACACTTGCGAATTTTGTGAAGGGCTGAACGGTCAAATCGTTGACCTCGAAGAAACGTACCCCGGCGCGACTGACACGCTTCCAAACACTTACGTCCCGCCGGCTCATCCGAAATGTCAATGCACGTTGCTCTATGAGCTATTGACGATAAACGGGCGACCGAACATCTGGCTCGCGGCGGCGTAAATATCATCACAAAATCGAGGCGGCAAATGGCGGGTTTCAAAACGAAATCGGTCCCTTTCGACTATCAGGTGAAGGCCGATGGTCGGACGTTTGACGGACACGCGGCGGTTTTCAACAACCTCGATTCATACCGGGATCGGATTTTGCCCGGCGCCTTCGTCAAAACGATCAAAGAGGGCTTGCCGGCGAATCGGATCAAGGTGCTTTGGCAGCATTGTTGGGACCGGCCTATCGGGTTGCCCCTCAACATGAGCGAGGATTCGACGGGTCTGCTCGTCGAGGCGCGCGTGTCGGCCGTGCCGGACGGCGACATGGCGCTTCAACTGATGCGCGACAAGGTGGTTGACGCGCTCTCGATTGGCTACCGCACCGTCAAATTCAACCAGACAAACCCCGGCGACGGCACGCCGCCGATCACCGATCTCGTCGAATTGAAGCTGCGCGAGTTTTCGCCGGTCACATTCGGCGCGAACGACCAAGCCCTGATTACAGGCGTGAAGGCGACCGAAACGTTGCGTCAAATTTTGAGCGACGACCCCCAGGCGGTCGCGGCTTTTCTCGCCGAACTGCAAGAGGCGCAGCGAAAGGCAAAGGCGGCGGGCAATCCCCCGCCGAACGTCGGCGACGTGAAAGCGGGGCGCATGATCTCGGCGGCAAACGCGAAGATCATCCAAGGCGCATGTGACGCGCTGGCCGCGACGGGCGGCGCGTTGAGCGATTGCAGCGATGCCTTGCAAGCACTCTTGGCCGACTCCGCCAGCGACGACGACTCGGCGGCTGGCGGCGACGGGCAGCCCCCTGAGCCGGCTTCGACCACTCAGCAGGGCGACAAGCAAGAGCCGCTACCCTTCAACGTGGACCCGGCAGCGTTCCAGTCCGCGCTCGAAAAATTGGCAAAGCTGGCGAGCTTGGGACAGCGACCCTAGCGACAAACGGCCGCGGCCATTCGGCGGCGGTAAGTCTTCAACATCAAAACGGACGGGGGAAAGAAGCATGACGGCCGAAGAACTGAAAAAACACTTCGACGACGCGATTGCGGCCCTGACGGCTTCGCTCGTGAAGCGCGACGAGGAAATCAAAAACCTCGGTGACGTGACGGCGGCGACGAAAAAGCAGTTGACGGACGCCGAAGGGCGATTCGACGCGATCACGGCGGAACTGGCGGGCGCGAAAAAGCGCGCCGACGACCTCGAACTCAAATTCGGGCGTCCCGGCATGGCCCGCGGCCACGGCGGCGAGCGCAAGAGCGCGGCCGATATGTTCACCGAGAGCGACGAATTCAAAAACATGATGACGAAGAATCTGCTGTCGTGCGGCGCGGTGCCGGTCGGCGACGGGTTCTCGCGGAAAGACTTGTCGGGCGCGAGCGGCAGCGCCGGCATGGTCGTCATTCCCGACATTCAGGCGACGGTCATCGTGCCGCCGCAGCGCCAGTTTTACTTGCGCGGCCTATTCGGCGGGCAAACGACCGTGAGCAACCTCGTGGAATTCATCTGCGAAACGGGCTTCGCAAATCTGTTCACGACCCTGGCGGCGGCGGCAGCGGCCGGTGCGCAGCAGATCACGGTTGCCAGCGTCGCGGGCCTCTACCGCAACCAAAAGTTGTGGGTCGATGTCGAAGGCCCGTTCTCGATCTCCGACGTGGCGACGGACGGCTCGAACGTCGTGTCGCTGAACGCGCCGCTGGTGTCCGCGAAGGTCGCCGGCATGTCGGTCGTGTCGAACACCTACGGCCCGAAGGCCGAAGGGACCGACGCGCCCGAAATGAACATCACCTACGACCGGCAGACGGTCCCGGTGAAAACCCTTTCGTCCTGGGTGCCTGTGACGCGCCAAATCCTGCTGGACGCGCCGCAGTTGAACGCGCTCATCAACATCAAGCTGGCCTACGGCTTGAAGATCACCGAAGAAGAGCAGTTTTTGTACGGCGACGGGACCGGCGAAAGCCTGCTCGGCGTCCTGAATACCCCGAGCATTCAGCATTACGCCTGGTCGTCGGGCGTCAAGACGGACACGAAAATCGACGCGCTGCGCCGCGCGATGACACTCGCCCGGTTGGCTCACTACCCGGTCGATGGCATCATTCTGCACCCCTATGACCTGGAAAGCATCGAACTCATCAAGGACACGATGGGCCGGTACATTTGGGTCAACGTGAACGACGGCGGCGTGCCGCGGTTCTGGCGCGTCCCGGCTCTCGAAACCGAAGCGATCCGGCCGGGAACCTCGCTGCTCGGCGCGTTCTCCCTCGGCGCGGCGGTCGTGGACCGCGAGCAGACCACCGTGCGCGTGAGCGATTCGCACAGCGACTTTTTCGTGAAGGGCAAGATGGCAATTCTGGTCGAGGAACGGCTGGCGCTGAAAGTCGAGCGGCCGGAAGCGTTCGTCGAAGTCGCCTTCGACGCGCCCCCCTCGTACTAACCGACCTCCGCGAAGGGCGTTAGCGATAACGCCTTTCGATCCTGGGTGGTGGTGGGGCCGCGTCTGGTCAACGCGGCCCCTTCTTTTCCCAAACCTAATTCAACGGGGAGCAGAAAAAATGACAAACGTGCAGCGAATTCTTACCGCGGCTATGACCAACAACCCGAAGGGGGGAATTGCGGCGCTCGCCGGCATCGCCGTCGAGATCGCCACGGTTCCGAATATCTCGTCAACGGCCGTTCAAGTTTTCAACGGCGCCTCGGTCGTGATTCTGGCGCTCGCCAGCGTCGTGCCGGGCACGATTATTCAGTAAAGGGACGGGGAAAAACATGCAGGGAACATTAGACGTTGCCGCGAAATATCTTGGCGTTGCCGAAGCGCCGGCGGGCGCGGCCCCGAATCCGACCATCCTCAAATTTCAGGCGGTCGTTCACAACCCGGCCGACGACGAAGTGCCTTGGTGCGCCGCTTTCGCCAACGACGTTTTGAGCGAGGCGGGCATCGAGGGAACGAACAAGCCGAATGCGCGCTCGTTCATGGATTGGGGCGTCGAAACCGACAATCCCGAACCGGGCGACATTGTGGTTTTCTGGCGCGGCGACCCGAACGGCTGGCAGGGCCACGTTGCGTTTTTCGTGGAATTTCTCGAAGGCGCGCTGGTCCGCGTACTCGGCGGCAACCAGCACGACAGCGTTTGCTATGCGAATTTCCCGACCGCGCGTGTTTTGGGTTATCGGCGCGCGGCGTGAACGAAAGAACGGACGGAAATGCAAAACACGAACATGGGCGCGCCGACCAGATTGCGCGCCCTTCGGTCGTTCACGAATCGCACGCCCATCGCGACCGGCTATCGCGTGCTGCGAATCAGCGCGGGCGCGGTGTTCACGGTAACGTGGCGGCGCGCGGCCGAACTCATCGCGGCGAAAATGGCGGTCGTCTATCGGGACGACGACGTGCCGGCGAAACCGCGGCGGGAAACGCCCCACGACGCGCCGCACGGCCCGCAGGATGAGACTTTCGAGACCAAGGCGAATACGGCGACGGGCGAACCGCTCGTCGTGCAGAACGGCGTCCCTGGGAAGCGTGGCCGCGGCCGTCCTTCCAACGCGGAACGTGCGGCCTGGGCGGCGGCTGAGGCAGCGGCCGGGGGCGGCGGGAGCATCCCATGATCGACGACCAAAACGAGTGCATCGGCGACAACGGCAACGGGACCGGGGGCAACCAAACCATCGGCGTGCTCGATTGCATCTACGGGGAGCGGCGCGTGCCTCTCAAGCCGCCCCCGCCACTCACGGCAATCAACGACCGTTTCGCTATTTCGCTCGACGACGTGCGCGGCTGGCTTGAATTGCCGGCGTCGTATGACGACGCCTCGCCGGAAAACAAACGCCTCGTGATGATGGCGACGGTCGCAAAGCAGATCGCCGATTCGTTTTGCAACAATCCTTTCGTCGATGACCAGGATGCGCCCCTGCCGATCCCCGAAGGCGTGCAGTTTGCGGTGATGAACCTGATTGCCGACCTGTATTGGGAACACAAAGCGCGGGCGAAAAAGCAGCAGCAGGCGGGCGGCGCCGTGACGCAACGGCGCGCGGGCGAATTGTCGGAAAGCTACGCGGCGGCGGAAAAAACCGAACTGTCCGCGACGGTTCAAAACGCGCTCTTGCCCTATCGGCTGATGCCGCGCAGCCGCGAGGTCAAGCGGATTACGCGCCTGCCTCTCACGAGCATGAGCGTCATCCCGGAGAACGGCATGTGAAATGGGCGGCGACGCGACGACGGACACCGACCGCGGGTGGATCAAAATATCGGAAGCGGCCGAAGCCCTGGCAAAGAGCGCGGTCGAGGTCGGCATCTTCGGCGGCATTCACAATCTGCTCGGCCAGTCCATCGCCGATTACGCGATCGACAACGAATTCGGCGCGCCGAAGGCGCACATTCCCGAACGGTCGTTCGTTCGGGCGACGGTGGACCGCAACCGCGGAAAATACGACAAGTTGGTTGACCAGCTAATCGACGACATTCTCGAAGGGCGCGGGACCGTGCAGGGCGGTCTCGTCATCCTGGGGATGATGGTCCAGAACGACATAAAGCTGTTCATCACGAACTTTCGCAGCCCGGCCGACGCTCCGGCGACGATTCTGAAAAAGCTGAACCGGCACGACTTCAAGCGTTTCAAGAAGCTCGGCGTGCTGCCGATTGGCGCGAACCATCCCTTGATTGATACGGGCGCGATGCGAAACGCGGTGTTATTCCGCGTCATCGACACGACGGGCGGCGGGCAAGAGCCGGCCGGCGAAGGGGCATGAAAATGGTTTTCTTTCTGCTCGCCCCTTTCTCGGAAGTGTTCTTGCTGCGCCGAACCGCGCCCGGTGTGTTTATCAAAGGGCGATGGGTCGAGGGCGCGACGACGGAAACGCCAGTGACCGGAAGCGTCCAGCAAGCCAACGACCGCGACATTCAACTGCTGCCGGAAGGCTTGCGCACGAACGAAACGCTCAAGATTTTCACCGAAGTCGAGATTAAGACGGAAAACCAACCGGCTCACCAAAGCGCCGACGTGATCGTGCGTAAGGGCGTCGAGTATTTAGTGATGAGCGCGGCGACGTTCGGCGCGCCGCTGCCTCACTGGCGCGTCCTGGCGCGCAAGATCGAGGGACAATGAGCCTTGCAGACGCCCCCACCGCGAAAAACAGCGCGGACGACGACCGCCGGGCGCGCGGCGAAAAAACGATCATTCAAAGATTCGCGGCCCTCTTGCACGAGGGGGTCGGCCGACCGTGGCGACCGCGCGTGAAACTCGAAGGCGCGACGGCGCATGAACAACGAGAGCGCCGGGGGCAATAATGGCAACGCGCAGACAAATCGAGGACGCGCTGCACGCCTGGTTTGTCGCGGCGACGGGGTACGACGCCGCTCAAGTCATTTGGGCGAATCAAAGCGCGGTCCCGCCTGAATTGCCTTACGCGACGTTGCAGATCATCGCCGGCCCGACCAGCATCGGCATCTTCGACGACTTATCGACGCCGCCGCGGGGTTCGCCCTCGGCGGAAGTCATCTTGTCGGGCGTGCGCGAGCAAACGCTGTCCTGCCGGCTGTTCGGCGACGGCGCGAGCGACAAAGCGGAGTTAGTGAATTCTGCTTTGAGCGAGCCGATTCCGTCGAGCAACTTGCAAGCGGCGCAGATCGTGACGTTCACGCTCAACCGGGGAGAATACTACGCGGCCCATCTCGTAACCCTCGGCGGCGTCGAGATCGTCGTGCCGGCCGTTCTTTCCTTAATAACCAGCGTCACTCGCGCGCTCTTGGTCGAAAAGATCAACGCAAATCGTTGGTGTAAGGAAAACAACCTGCACGCCGCCAAGGTCGCGGGACACGGCAACCATCACGAATTCACGGTTACGTCGCGCCGCGGCTGCGAGTTTTCTTTTTCGGCGGGCGCGACGATGACGGCGGCGTTGACGCAAGCGGCAACCGACATTTCGCTCATCGACACGCCGGCCGGGGTCGTGGACCTGGGCGTGCAACGTGAAACCGACTTCGAGGACGCGGCGAACATCGACGTGCGCTTTTACATTTCCAAGCACCGCGTCGTGGTCGGCGTTTCGACCATCGAGAGCGTCGAGATCGGCGCAAAGCTATTCACTGACGCGGCCGGAACCCGCCACGCCAATAAATTTACTTCGGTTGTCGCACCGAAAACCGAATAACAACGAAATCAGGAGGCCGGAAAATGGGCGCGTTGACAGACGTCTGTAATGTGAACATCAGCTTGCAGGGCGCCGGCGTGACGCAAGAAGGTTTCGGCACGCTGCTCTGCCTGACGCCGCACGTCGCTTGGACGGATCGCGTGAGAGAGTACGCGAGCGCGGCCGACATGCTCACGGACGGGTTCAAACAGTCGGATGCGGCATATCAGGCCGCGGAGATTTATTTCTCGCCCCTCGTCAACGCGCCGACCAACATCAAAATCGGACGTGTGGCCGTGCAAAAGGTGGCGGTCGCGTTCAGGCAGAGCGTACCTGACCCCACGGTTCCGGGGACAACGTATACGCTGACGATCAACGGGCGGCCCTGTTCATATACCGCTCCCTCCAATGCCGACCACTCGCAAACAATGGCTTTCGACGGCATCGCCGCGGCAATCAGCGCGGCATTTCCGGGGGGCGATATTACTACGCGCGTCATGGGGCCGGGATCGGGCATCGTGTTTATGCTCATCCAGAACACCACCGGCGAGCCGTGGACCGTCGCGCCGGATTCACACCTTCTGATGGCCGTGGGCGGGATCGAGGTTTCGACTAAGAGCATCGGCGTCGGCGACTATTCGTTGACGGCATTCGGCAAGACGGCAACATACACCGCGGGCAGCAACGACACCGAAGATACGATTCTCGCAGGACTGGCGGCGGCGACCAACATGCAGGGCGCGCCGTATTTCGCAATCGTGGCCGACGGCAACACGCTGCTGCTGATGTGCTACCCCGGCGACGACACGATTGACCCGATTCAGATGCAGCAAACCATGTCGGCATACGCCGTGAGCGACAATCTCAACGTCGTCGATTTCGTCGGCGAAACGGTCGCCGCGGCCCTGGCGGCGTGCGTTGACGCCGACTCGGATTTCTACGGCGTGATGGTCACGACGCGCTCGGCCGACGTGCAGCTTGCCGCGGCGGAATGGATCGAACAGAGCGGTCGTTTGTACGGCACGGCGAGCGCCGACCCGGCTGTTTCCGGCACGACGCCCCAGGCCGACACGACCAGCATCGCGGCGCAACTGATGGCCTTGCAGCGTTACCGCACCTGGGGCTTGGACGACCCGAACGCGAACGGCGGGAACGGCGACCCCTGGCCCGAAGCGGCTTGGTTCGCCGCCATGCTCCCGATCGACCTCGACGAAGCCACGGCGACGTGGAAGTTCAAGCAACTGGCCGGCGTGGCGGTCCCGAAGCACACGACGAATCAGATTGCGAATCTCGTCGGCAACCCGCAGCTCGGCAGCGGCGGGAAAAACTGGAATCTCTACGACAGCATCGGCGGTCAGGGCATCACGCGCGAGGGCAAAGTCTGCGCCGGCGAGTGGATCGACATTATCATGGGGCGCGATTGGCTCGAAGCGCGCATGACCGAGGCGGTTTTCAACGTGCTGCTCACGTCGGCAAAGGTGCCGTTCACGGACGGCGGCGTTGCGCTCGTGGTCAACCAGATCATCGCGTGCCTCAAGACCGCTTTCAACACGCAGTTTTTGGCCTTTGACAGCACCCTCGGCAACCTCGGTTTCTCGCTGACCGTGCCGGCCGTTCTGGACATGAACCCGACCGATCGTTCCAACCGCGTGTTGAAGGGGATCACTTGGTCGGCGCGCGTCGCCGGCGCGATTCACGTCGCGGACCTGAACGGCGCGATTGCGGCGTAACGGCGCCGCGCCCGCGGCGGGGCAACCACGCAACAACAAGCGGGCCTGATGCTATTCAGGCCCGCTTTCTTTTGAGGGGTAACGGCAATGCAGACGAAAACGTTTGACCTTAAGAAAATGACCGTGGCGATTGGCCCGGTTACGCTTGGCGACTTCGCCAAGGGCGACGTTATCAAGGTAATCCGCGACGAGGACACGTTCAAGAAAGAAGTCGGCGCGACCGGCGAAGTGGGCCGCTCGAAAACGAACAACCGCGCCGGGAAAATCACGTTCTCGTTGCTTTCGACCAGTCCGGCAAACGCGGGCATGTCGGCCGTGATGCTCTCGGACGAAGTGAGCAACGGCGGCATCGTGCCGATTACGATTATGGACAAGGGCGGCGCTGACGTTCACGTCGCGCCCGAATGCTGGATCGTCAAACCGCCCGATGCGATTTACAGCAACGAAGTCAAAGACCGCGCCTGGGTTTTCGATTGCAGCGACGTGGATATGTTTTTCGGCGGCAACAAGTAAAACGGCGCGCCGCGCGAAGCGTTTGACCCCACCTCCAAAAACCAGCGGAGATACCTATGCCTTTGCAAAATGCAGACCGCCAGATCGACGGCCACAAGTACACGGTGCGGACCTTTCCGACGCGCGTTTCGCTCGAAATTCTGGCGCGGTTGACGCGGCTGTTCGGGCCGTCGCTGGCGGAATTCGACGAAGACGGTTTCGGCGCAGCCGCGGCGGCAAAAACGCTCGTCGGCAGTATGGACAAAGTTGACGTTTGCCAACTGGTCTTGGACATGGCCGAAACGCATCACAACGTCCTGGTGGACGGCGAAAAAATGCAGGGCGAAAACATTTTCGACTTGCATTTCGCCGGTCGCCTGGGCGCGCTTATCGCGCTCGTGACGTTCGTAATGGAGTGCAATTACCGGGATTTTTTCGACTTGATGAGAGCCGCCGTCGCTACCGTCAAGAATGCGACGAAGAAGGCGGCAGCGGAAACGGGCCAGCCGTAACCATCCCCAAGGCGCTGCAAGCCGATTGGCTCGTTTGGCGAGTCTGGTTGTCGGGCCTCGCCACCCTGCAAGAGATCGACGCGGATTGGTCCCTCGCCGACTTGGTGCAGGCCAACATGGCGCTCGACCTGAAAGACCACGCCGAACGGTTGGCGAACAAACCGACCGAAACGTAGAACCGAACAGGTGCAAAATTGCCAGTCGTTCGTGAACTCATAACCCGATGGGGCTTCGCCGCCGACACCGCGAAAGTGACGGCGTTCAACAAGGAGATCGCCGGGGGAAAAGTTGCGGCCAACGAGTCGGCGTCGGCGTACAGCGGGTTAACCGCCGTCATCGGCAAATACATTGCGGCAATCGGCATCGTCGGCATCGCCACGAAGAAGGCGCTCGACACCGCGAACTTCAAAGACGCGATGCTCAACACGATGACGATAGTTGAGGCGACCGGCGACAAGCTGGCGGCAATTCAGGACGGATTGGAAAAAAAGGCGCGGGAACTATCTGATCGGTTCGGGATCTCCGCGCAGGAAATCGGCGGCGCGGGTTTCTTCCAAGTGTTGACCGATGGCGCGCAGCCCGCGACAAAAGAATTCGACGCGCTGGCCGAAACGGGCATCAAGGTCGCAAAACTCACCAACCAGCAAGTCGCGCCGGCCATCGAAGGGGTTACGGCGCTGCTTCACGGTTTCAACATCGAAGCGACCGACGCGCCGGCGCTGATGGACAAGTTTTTCAAGGCCGGCAAGCTCGGCATGTCAACGAACGTGCCGCAGATGATGGCCGCGTTGCGTATTTTCGGCCCGACCGCTCGTTTAGCCAAGATGGACATAAGCGAAGCGATTGCCGTGTTGGGCGGATTCGCCAAAGTAAACTTGAAAGGTGAAGCGGCGGGCGAATCGCTAAATATGTTCCTGACGAAGCTGCAAACGCCGACGCCGACCTCCGAACCGTGGTTGCAAAAAATGGGTTGGGATATGCACGACCCGAAGAACCACCCGTTATATGACGCGACCGGCAAGATGCGGCCGCTGCTCGATATTATCGAGCGATTGCAGCACGGCGTTGCGAAACTCAGCGACGCGCAGCGCAACGAGGCGATGAAGGAACTGTTCGGCGAACGCATTTGGAAAAAATTTGCCGGCATTTTGAATCTCGACATTGAAACGTTGCGTAAATTCCGCACGGAGATCGCCGGCGCGGGCGGCGACATGGACCAGGCGCTTGCGGTCAAAATGGATTCGCCGATTGGAAAATTCAACAAACTAAAGGAAAACATCAAAAATTCCTCGATTGAACTGCTGGAAGGTTTGATTCCGGCCGTCAACGAGTTTATGGCGGATTTGCTCCAAGGAGTGACCGACAACAAGGAAGCCATCCACGACTTCGCCACGGGCGCCGTCGCGGACCTGGGCGAAACGATCAAGTGGATTGGCAAATACCGAACGGCCCTTGAGGACGCCGCGAAAATCGTTGTCACGATTTGGGCGGGCGTTACCATTGCCGGCTGGCTTCCGGCTCTGGCAAAGATCGTCGGGTACGTTATCGGCGCGTTAATTCCGGCGTTCACCCAGGCGACGGTTGCGGTCGCGGCGTTCGCCGGGGAAGGCGCAACGATCTTCACGGTCCTGGCGGGTTCTCTCGCCTTGGTCGTCGGCGGCATCGTGGCGCTCGCCGCCGAAATAGGCGGAATAATTTATTATATGTATTCGGCGATTGCCGCGTGGCAACAGGCCGACGCCCTAATAAAAGCCCAAGGCGAGTCGCGCGTTCAAAACGGCAAAACTTTGAGTTATTACGCCGAAATCGACAGGATGACCGGCACGGGCAACCAGAAAGGCACGAAAGAGCAGCGAAACGCCTATGTGAAGGCGCGCAACGCCGGCAAGACCGCCGATGAAGCATGGGAAATCGCGTTCAAAGACGAAAACGACGCAAACGCGAAAATGTACCGGAAGGGAAAAGACGCCGGGACTAATTGGATGGACGGGCTGCAAAAAGGGCTGAAAGACGGCAAGGACAAGGCCGAGGACGAACTGAAATTTTTGCATCCCGGCTTCGACAAAGGCACGATGCAGGACTTTGCCGAATTCATACGATCGGGCTACGCGCGCAAGGGCGGCGGCGAGGCCGACCAGATCGGCGCGTGGCTTGGCGGGCGCAAAGTGCCGCTCGAAACCTTCGGCGGCAAAGCGGGCGGCGGCGTGACGCACGACAACCGGACCTACAACATCAACGGGGCGCAAGACCCGGCCGCGGTCGCGGCTGAGATCGGGCGCCTCGACCGCGGCAATACGCTGGACTTTCTCGGCCCTCAGAAATTGCCGGTGTCGTCAATCCAACCAAATCTCTAATCGACATACTCGGAAGGCCGAAACGGTTTGCGTGTTGCAACCCGTGTGCGGTTTTCCGCTTTCAAGAAGGGGTCAATATGCCTACGCAAGTCACGATCACCGATCCGAAACTCGTCGCTTTCGTGGAAGCCCTCGAAGCGAAAAACCCGGAAGCGGCGGCGGTCGCCGCGGTCCCGGTTGCGACGGAAATCCTCGCCGTGCTTTGGCCGAAGTTGAAGCCGGAACTCGCCGTTGCGGCGACCATTTTGCCTTACGTGGCGCGCGATCTGCCGACGCACGTCTAGGCAGATTCAAAACCGCAAACCGCCCTGGGGCAACCTGGGGCGGTTTGCAATCTCGTTTCGGGAGTAACCGATGCCGCTCGGTTTTCTGGTCAACGTACCGATCAAAACTCGCTTTCAAGTGAGTGGGACCGGCACCGAGGTTGACCCAATGCAAGCCCTGTTCGGGCAATTCACCGGGGCGGCGAGCGGCGTGCTGCTCGAACTCGACGCGGCGATCACCGAAGATCACGAGGTCAACGCGGAAACGACCGACTACCCGATTGAAACCGGCGCGATCATTTCCGACCACTATTTTCTGCGACCGCGAAAATACAGCGTTACGGGCATGGTGAGCGATTCGCCGGTTCAATACTTGTCGGCCCTCTCGACGGGCCTTGGCAGCGTTACAAACGTCATGGGAATCAGCACCGGCGAGTTGTCGCGCTCGCTGACGGCGTATCAGGCCATGCTCAGTTTGATGGTTTCGGCAACGCCTTTTGAAGTAGTGACCGGCCTCGATTTTTTGAAAAACATGGTCGTGAGCAGCCTTCGCGTGCCGCGCTCGGCGGTTCTCGGTCGGCAGTTTCGGTTTTCCGCCGAACTCAAGCAATTGAACATTTTGAAAAAGGGCAAAGGGTCGAACACGACTGAGGATTTATTCGCCGACACCGACGAACTCGGTTACTTGTCGGGGCAAATTCCAAACGCGGTCGTCATTGCCGGCGCGGCCCTCTTTCTTGGGCTGGTCGGCTACCAGCTTTTGAAATAACGGGGCCGACCATGATCGACATTCCAATCAATGCAAGCTCGCCGTCGCAAACGATGACGGTCGTGCTCGGCACGCAGACCTTTCGGTTGTCATTCGACTGGAACGGCCGCGAAGAAACCTGGGTCATGGCGATTGCCACGAGCGACGACAACGTGCTGCTGGCCGGCGTGAAACTCATCGCGGGCTGGATGCCGTTGCGCTCGGTCGTGATGGCGGGCCTTCCTGACGGCGAATTTGTCGTGGTCGATACGACCGGGGCGAACGATCGGGTGACGCGCGACGACCTGGGGCCGGACCTTCGGTTTCGGTTGCTTTTCCTGACGACCGACGAAATCGGGGCGGCGGCATAATGTTCGGACGATTGATTTACGTGGCCGTCGATGCGAACACGACGGTGCCGGCGCCAGCGGTCGAGATCATGCCGCGGACCCTGCGCGTGACGTTCGACGTTGAAAAGAAGATCGACCCCGAACCGAACCGCGTCAAAGTCAGCATTTACAACCTAAACCGGCAAAGTCGCGCGGCGCTCGAAGCCCCCGGCCCCCCACAGGCGATTACGGTGCGCGCCGGCTACGCCGACGAGTTGGGGATTGGACTCAACGACACGGTTAAAGTCGCGTCGTTGCCGGCCGTGACGATTGCCGACATTACAAACGTGGTTCACAAGCACGAGGGCGCGGACTGGATTACGACCGTCGAAGGCGGCGAGGGCGATTTCGCCTATCGTTGCGGCGTCGTGAACGAAGAAGTCGCGCCCGGGCAAATTGCGGCGTATGTGTTCGGGCGGCTTTTTTACAGTTTCGGCGCGGCGTGGAAGGGGCAGACCGACCGCGCCTTGTTGTGCGCGAACGCGATGCAAGTTTTTGCCAACAACACGGTGCTGGCGACGAGCGACCGCCTCAACCACGGCGCGATGGCGGTTTACCAACAAGCATTTTACCGCTCGGTTTCGTTGTCGGGGTTCTCGCGCGACATTCTCAAACGCATGTGCGAACGGCACGATCTCGTTTGGTTTTTCGACAACAACGTGGCCGTCGTCGCGCCGGTCACTGGCGACATCGGGAACACGCCGACCGAGATTAGCGCGAAAACGGGCCTCATCGCGTACCCCGAACGGATGGATCACGGCGGCGTGCGCTTTCGCTCGCTCTTGCGCCCCGATCTGGCGATTTGGAGCAAGCACAACGTAATTCACACGACCGACGACAAAAAGGATGCTTTTTCGGGCCTCTATAAATTCGGGCGCATCGTTCACAAGGGCGATTCGCACGGCGGCGACTTCACGACCGAAGTTGAAGGTATTTTATGCCAGTAATGAAGGGGTCCGACAGCACGTCGGCCGCGATCAAACAATGGGTCGCGGACCACACGCGCGACATGCGCGTCATGCTGCCGGCGCGGGTGTTGACCTACTACCCGGCCACGCAATCGGCCGACGTGCAGCCGGTATTGTTGACGACGATTTTAGGGCAACCCCCCGCCCTCTTGCCGCCTGTCCGCGGCGTGCCGGTTATTTTTCAACGGACGGCAAAGACGTATTTCGTTCTGCCGCTTGCGGCCGGCGACATGGTGACGTTGTTTTTCAGTGACAGCAGCCTCGATATTTTTCTCACTGGCGCGTCCGCGCAGAACGTGGACCCCCTCGACACGCGGGCGCACAATTTGACCGACGCCGTGGCGTACCCCGGTTTGTACCCTTTTGGCGAAGCCATTGCCCCCGCCGCTGGCGTCAACGCGACCGACCTTGTAATGGGTCGCATCTGCGCCGCGGGCAAGGCCGAGGTTCGTATTGGGCCGGATGGCACAATCACGATCACGAACGGCGCGAACTTTGTGAAGGTCGGCGCTGATGGGGCCGTTCAGGCGAGCGCGGCGAAAGCGGCGAGTTTGATCGGCGGGGAATCGGCCGCGGTTGATGCCCCTGTCGTCGATGTTAATGCCAGCCAGGGAGATTGCGACATTCAGGCCGCGGCCAAGATTCACCTTGGCGACCCGAACAATGGGTTAGGCGTAGTCGGTTTGGGGGCCGCGACCAGCGAGCAAGCGACGGAGATCATCAACGCCCTGGCGACCGCGATTGTCGCCATTTTGGCGGCTGGCGCTCCCTCAATGGTTATCACGAACGGCCAAGTTACGCCGCTGCTCTTGACCGCCTTTCAGTCGATCATTCCGGCTGTGCAATCGCAAAAAACGCTCGTGTCGCTCTTATAGGCGATTGGATAACGCACAATGGCAACCGATCTCCAACTCGACAACAACCCCGCTTCGCCGAACTACGGCGACTTGCTGCTCGACCAGAACGGGGCGCTTGGCATCGTGGACGGCCCCGACACCGTGCGTCAAAGGCTGCTCGTGCGGCTCGGCACGTTTTTGGGAACGTGGTTTGATGACCCGACTTTCGGCGTGCCGTACTACCAGCACGTTCTCGGCCAAAGCCTCAACCCGACCGTCCTGAATTCGGTTTTCGTCGATGCGATCTTGACGACGCCGGGAGTGGCGCGCCTGACGGCCCCGATACAGTACGCGCTCGTGAAGCGAGTTTTGACCGTGAGTTTTACCGTTCAACTGATGACCGGCGACACGTTATCCATGTCGTTTGGGGGGATTTCGTGACGCAAGAAATTTACGGCGTGACGCCGGCCGGGTTCGTGCGGAAACGTTACCCCGAAATCGTGAGCGAAATTCAAGCGGCGCTGCAAGGCGCGCCGGCGTTCGGGCCAACGGTTAACCTTTTACCGGACGGCGCGCTCGGCCAACTCGTGAACATTGCCGCGGAGCGCGAGGCGGATTTATGGGAACTGACCGAGGCGGTGTTTAATTCGCAGAATCCTGACTACGCAGAGGGCGCGGCGCTCGCCGCGGTGGGCGCGCTCGCCGGGATCAAATATCTCAAGGCTACGCAAAGCACGGCCGTCTGCTCGTTCCTGGGCGTCGATGGGTCGGTTGTCGCCGTGGGGTCGGTTGTCGCGGTGGCGATAACCGGCGACCTTTTCACCGCAACGGAAACGGTTGTCGTGGCGGGCGGCATTGCCACGGTCAACATGCTCGCCGCGGATTTCGGCCCGATCGCGGCGCCGGCGGGGCAGTTGAACACACTCGTAACGCCGATCCCCGGCATTGCTTCGGTCACAAACGCCCTCGATGCGGAAATTGGCCGCAACATCGAAACGGACGCGCAGTTTCGGGTTCGCCGCGCCAATGCCATGCAATCGACCGGCGCGGGCGTCATCGACGCGATTCAAAACCAGCTTTTGCAAGAAGTCGCGGACGTAGCCGCGGTGCTGGTGATCGAAAATGCGACGGACAACACGGACGCGGACGGCAGACCGCCGCACAGCGTCGAGGTCATTGTGAACGGCGGCGACGACGCCGCGGTTGCGGCGGAACTTTGGGCGGTCAAGGGCGGCGGCATTTCGTTCTGCTCGACCGCGACGAACCCGGCGAACACGATTACGAAAACCGTCGTCGATTCGCAGGGCGACCCGCAAACGGTCGTGTTCACACGCGCGGCGCTCGTGCCGGTTTGGATGCAAGTCGCCCTTGTGGTCGGCCCCGACTACATCGACGGCGTGCCGATGGTTGCAACGGTCGAGATCGGCACGGTGCAGGACAACACGAACTACGCCGTCATCATCAACGGCAACACGTTCACCGTAAATTCGGGCGTCGGCGCGACCACGGCCAGCGTTCGCACGGCTCTTTTGGCCGTAATCAACGGCAGCAGCGGCTTGTCGTTCGTCCCGGTTACGGCCGCGGCGACGGCGAACAACGGCGAATTTACCCTGACGGGCAATTTCGACGGCTACACGTTCTCGTATGCGGTCCTGGCCGGTTTGACGGCGACGACGACGACGGCGGCGACGGGCGCGCAGCTTGACACGATTGCGGCCGTGCTCGCCCAGGCGACGGCAATCCAAAACATTCACACGAACGTCGTGCCGAACAAATACCTGGGGCCGATTACGTCGTTGCCGAACGTCGAGGACTCGACCCTTACGCTTTCGCGGACCACGGCCGACCCGGCAGGGTTCGGCACGACGAAGCTGATTATCGGGTCCGGCGAGATTGCCGACTTCGACTCGACGCGCGTAACCGTGACGGTGACTCCCGATGACGACTGAATTGCTCCCCCTCTATCCGACCCCGAAAATAACGGACCATGAAACCGCTGCGGTTGCGCGATTGACGGACCCGTTCATCGGCAAGCCGCGCATCGTGGCCTTGGCGGCGCTGATCGGCGACCGCGCGCAGAGCCTTGAAAACGTGCTTTACGACGTGCTGGCGCGCCGAATGCTCGGCGTATTCTTCGATCGGTCGGCTTACGGCTTCGACCCGTCCATGCCAGGGGCCGAAGGCACGCAGCTTGACGTGATCGGCAAGATTTTGGGGCTGCCGCGCGTCAACGGCCAAACCGATGACAGCTACCGCCGCGACCTGGGATGCTGGTATTTGTTCCTTCAAAGTTGCGGCGAACCGGAAACGCTGATTGCGATTCTGGCCGAACTGACGCAATCGACGGCGGGCGGCGTCCATTTCCGCGAATTCCCGCCCGCGTCGATGATGATGTATTTCGACGGCTCGGCTGCTGCGCACCCGAACATCAACAGCATCATGCAGCGCGCTCGCCTCGCGGGCGTGCGCCTCGACCTCGTAAGCACCGGGCCGGAAACCGCCGCGTTTTGCTTCGAGGGCGGCGTCGGCCTCGGCTTCGACCAGGGGCAAATGGCCGTCATCGTCGAATAACAAAAATTCACGGAGCAAGCTATGACCGTTCGCCCGAACGAAACGCCGGCGTTTGCCAGCGGCCCGAATGCCTCGATCACGGAACCCTCGGCCGGCGAAAAATTGCTCGGATGGGTCGGCGGCGCGGGAAGCCAGCCGCCGCCAGCGGGATTTTTCAACTGGCTGCATAAGACCACGAACGATTGGGTCAATTATTTTGACACCTATCACGCGGGCGTGCAGCGCCGGGGCGTCTGGTCGGGCCTTCGCTTAACAAGTCTCGGCGGCGGCTCATTCTCGTTGACCGCGGGAACGATCATCACAGACGAGGGGCGGCGTGTCGATGTGGCCGCGATCCCGTCGCTCATCGAGATCACGCCCCCTAGCGGCTTCTCGGCCAGCGCCGGCTATCGCATCGACGCGATCATTGCGACGTACAACCCGGCCGCTTGCACGCTGGTGTTTTCTTACGTCCAGGGGTTCAACGGCTCGCCGGTCGTCGATCGGTACATTATCGCCCTGCTCGCCGTGAAATTCAGCACGGCCAACCCGCCGACGTACAACCTCGCGGCGAAGATGTACTCCCCGCGCATGGGCGAACTCGGCAACGTCCTTTTCCTTAATAGTGGCCGCGGCACGCGCGCCACGATGGGCGGCGACAACTCCCAGGCCGACATGACCATCCAGAACGCGATTGACGCGCTCAACGCGGCCGGGGGCGGCACGTTGTATCTGGCGGGCGATTTTGGCGAATTTCAGGGCGCGAACGCCGGAATTGTTTTGAAAAGCGGCGTCAAAATCGTCGGCCTTGGCGAAACGATGTTGCACGCGAAAGCGGGCGGCGAAACGATGTGGCTCTTGCGCATGGAAGGCATGACAACCGCGCAGGGCGTGATTTCGGGCGGTAATGCAATTCAGGTTGCACAGATCGCGCCGCCGTTTTCCTGGCAGGATTACGGCCTCGGCGCCGTCGTCAACATCGCCGGTACGCATTACACGGTCTATTCGATTTCCGGCGACGGCCATACCGCGCTGGTGAAGGATCAAAACGGCGACATTCCGACATTGGCCGACGCGACCGGGGTTTCGTTTGAAATTCTGATCGTCGGCGCGGGCGTCGAAAACGTTGTCGTCGTGCCGAAAAACATCTTTGTCCCGCCGGTCGGCGTCGTCGGCGCCCTGCCAAGCTGCGCCGTTCATTTTGCATACACCTACCAGTGCGCCGCGAATCGCGTGTTTCTGCGCAAAGGGCCGGCAACAGCGGTCGCCGGGTTCCTGCTCACCGGGAACAATTACAAGATGCAGATTGAAGATTGCGATGCGCCGGCCGGTTACAGCTATTCCCTGTCCGTCGATGCGGCGGCGGGCGTCAATTACGCCAGTATCCAAAACAACCGATGGGGTTCAAACGTGTCGCTGACGCCGGCGACGTGCATCGGGTCGCAATACCTCGGCAACGCGCTCATCGGCGGCGCGACGGAAACATTCAGCGCCGCGGCGCAAGCGGGTTTCGGCTGGCAAGGCAGCGTCGAAACGAACCAACACAACACGGACGGCTCGCACCGCGTCGTCGGCCTTTGGTGTGCGGCCGACGCGACGGGGCAACCGGGCCAATGGGGCGGGAGCGACCGCTACGCACCAGGGTACACGACCGCGGCGGTCGTGTACCTCGGCACGGCGCCATTTCCGAGTGCGAATGGCGTCAATTATCCAAATTGGTATTTGCGGCACGAATCGACGGGGAATTATGAAATCAGGCCGCCGTACTCGATTGCGGCAAACGGCGCGGTAACGCAACACGTCGCCGGCGACTTCGCGCTGCCTTCGGTCCAGTTGACGGCCGTGGTCCCGGTCATGCTGGCGTTCTCCTTAATGTGGGAAAACGACACGGCGGGAAATTGGTTTTTCCTGCTTTCCTTTTTCTTGCCGCCCATTCTCGGGAATCCGTGTATGCGCGTTGACTCCGAATTCTACTTCTCAACCCTGCAACTGAAAGCGTAACGCCATGTTGAGACCTTTGGAAAAATCCCCCTGGGGCCGCAGACGGGCCGCGCCGGCGCCGGCGCCGCGCGCCGCGCGTGAAAAGCCGGTTCTCGTGCATGTGATTCCCTTCGGCCTCGTCGAGCATGGCGTTCAATCGCTCGTGCAGGACATTTGCCGCTTCGAGGGCGGCAAGTGGGAAATGCACGTCGTTCATCTTGGGCCGTGCAGAATCAAAATCGAAAATGCGGTCGTTCATTCGGGCGTCGATTACGGCCGCGCGCCGTCGCTGGTCGCGTCCCTCGACCCGGACGCCGTGATCTACCATATCCCGCTGATGAACTACGGGCGCATCAATCCGGCCCTGTGCCCGATTTTCTTCTTCTTTCACATTCCGGCGAACTTGCGCGCCCCCAAGCCGGATTGGTGCAAGCCCGCGGGGGTCTTTTCCAACTACATGCCGTCGCCGGGAAACCTCGGCCCCGGCTGGAAGCCCGAAGAAATAACGGTCGTGCCGTTGGGCGTCGATCTGCACGCCTGCACGCCGGCCTCGAAACGCGAGCGCCTGGTCGCGGGCTACGTCGGCCGGCTGGTCGAGGGCAAAATCCCGATGGCCTGGGTTGACGCGCTGCTCGCCTGGGGCAACCCCGGCCGGAAATGGCAGTTTGAATTTTACGGCGACGAAACCGGCGCGCACGCCGACGAAGTAAAAGCGAAGCTGGCCGGTCTGAATTGGGTTTCATTCCACGGCATCGTGGCGCGCAACCTGTTGCCGGTCATCTATCGGTCTTTCGATGTGCAGGCGATTCCCTCGAAGTCGGAAGCGGGCAGCTTGGTCGCCGTCGAGGCGATGGCGTCGGGCGTGCCTGTCCTGGCGCGGCGCATCGACGGCTTGCCGACCACCATCGAGCGCGGCGGCCTGTTTTTCGACACGGACGCCGAATTTTTCGCGCTGTTGGCGGAAATGGAAAACGCGGACTACCGCGCCGTCGTCGGCGAGGTCGCGCGCGAAATGGCGGAAACGCGCCCTCTCGCGGTGCAGGCGCAAAAATACAGTGACGCGATTTTCGCGGCCCTGAGCCGAGGCGACGGTTATGCGGGCTATTGAGGCGGCGGGGCTGCTGGCGAAGGCCGGTGTCGCGTCGTCGCTGATTGGCGACCCTGACATGGAATTCGGGGAGTTTCGGCCGTTCTGGCAAGGCGTGGCCGGCTGTGCGGTGTTTCTGTGGCGCGCGAGCGCGAGCTATCCGGCGATGGACGGGCCGGCGAGCGTGCCGTCGCTGCTGATTACAACGTCGGCGCTGGCGGCGCAATTTGTCGGCAAAATCCCGGCCATTATCACGGTCGCGGCGCCGCGCGCGGCGTTTGCGGTGGTTCAAACGGCGCTGCTCGGCATCGGGGCGGCGCAGATCAGCCCCCTCGCCGTCGTCGAGCATTGCCTCGTCGGGCGCGACGTTCAGATTGAGCCGTTCTGCCATGTCGGCGGCGATGGCCTCAGCGCGAACCGAACCGGGAACCGCCAACTGCACACGCCCCACGGCGGCATCGTGCGCCTGGGCGACCGTGTGCGGCTTGAATCCATGACGGTAATCGAGCGCGCGGTGATGGGCGAAACCGTCGTCGGCGATGATTGCCAATTTGGCAACGGCAACAACGTCGGGCATGGCTCAGTGATCGGCAAGCGTCTCGCGTGCGCCGCCCGCGTCATCATCTGCGGACATTGTGAAATCGGCGACGACGTGCGGCTCGGGGCCGGCGTCGTGTTGCGGGAGGGTACGCGCGTCGGCGACCGGGCGTTTGTCGGCATGGGCGCGGTCGTGGTTCGTGACGTGCCGGCCGATGTGGTCGTGGCGGGGAATCCGGCGAGGATTTTGAAAGGGTCGGTTGCACCGTGGTAAATCTTGACGTGGGTTGCTCGCGGCTGCTGGCGATCGGCGCGCACGCCGACGATGTGGAATATGGCATCGGCGGCTGGTTGCAACGCTTTTCGTCGGCGCGGGTCGTCGTTGTCACCGATGGTCGGCCGGCGCGCGTGCGCGAGACTGAGGCCGCGGCGCGGATCTTAAACTACCAGCCCGCGATTCTCGACTACGCCGAGAACGACGTGAACCTTTCGCGGCTGGTCGTCGCCCTCGATGCGATCCTCGCCGGCGAGCGGCCCGACCTGATTGCGGTTCATTGGCCGAACGACACGCACCAGGACCATCGGGCGGCGGCGGCGGCGACCCTGGCCGCGGCGCGCAACTTCGACGGCGCGATTGTGTTCTACCGCAGCCCGTCGTCGGCCGATTTTGCCCCCAATTTCCTCGTGGCGCTGACCGACGACGAATGGCGCGACAAGCTCGCGGCAATCCGCGCGCACGCTTCGCAGATGAGCAAACCGTTTTTGAGCGACAAGGCGCTGCGCGCCGTCGCCCTGTCCTGGCCGGTCCTGTGGCATCAAGACGCAAAACTGTGCGAACCGTTCGCCCTTCACCGTTTGATCGTGGGGTAAAAAATGGCGGCAATCGTCGAACAGGACGGTCGCG